TAACCTTTGTTTTTTGTTTATAACTTATTTAATATAAATATTGATTAACCTAGTATTACCACCGGTTTATTCAATTTTTTAGTTCTAGTCCAAGCAGTTTGTAATACTGGATCTAGTTGTGTATTGTTACTCAATATCATCATATAATCACACGTCTCTGCAATAAGTTTCATTCGGTGATGCAATTGACTAAAATGATATTTTTTACCATAATATGATTCTGGCATTGCTGAATATAAATTATAGCCAGAAAATGATGGATTAAATTCTCTATATTCCATACCAAACTCTAATGCAAATTTACGTACATGGAAGTTTGCACCTTCTGGTCCTCCGGCGCCGATAATTACTAGTTCATCAGGAAACTTTCGTTTAAGCATTTGCAGAGTTTCTTGTATCTTTCTTTTATTCTGCCATTCCGTATTTCCTATAACTGCTACCTTTGTCATACTTGTTTTTCATATTTAAATTTAACAACTTTAGGCATATAACCCCAAACTATACGAAGCATTGATTCTAATATTGCTCGATTTGCTTTTCCGTTTGGATCATCGTGATCTGTGCATAAAACATATTCATATGGAGTAACTCCTACCATTGGTAGTTTCTTATTGATATGATATCCATATACATAGATATGTTTGTGTTTATACTTTATCATATTACTATTATAAATATTTTTATTGACGAATCCTAGCTCATTTTTATTTCCTTCGATATCAAAACACTCAGATACAAATGCATCTATCTGACGTTGAACTTTCTTTTGTGTAACACTACCAGCTGCTGGTTTAAATTGTTGAATTCGCTTTTGTGGAAACATTGACTCTTCAACAATCTTTCTTTTAACAATAAAAAACTCAACTGTTATGTTATCTTTAGGAATTCCAAATTGTTCTGAAAAATAATTCTTATATGCTACTAATTGTGCTGTTTTTATTGGATCTGCCTTTTGATGTTGGTTCCAACCCATTCTGCTAGTTTTAATATCTAATATATGTATTGTATTGGTAGGAACGTGTCTTAACACAACGTCAATAAATCCATACCAATATACCGAAGGATTTGATTGTGATGCGGGAGTACACAATTCTAATTCAATTCCTACCAATTCCCAATCCTTTGTAGAAAAATATTGTTTTCTTCTTTTTTTAAACCAATCTAATATTGCAGATCCATCTTCGAGATACTCTGCTAATTGAATAGCGTTTGAGTAGTGTACACCTCCATTGTTTTCTACACATCTACTATATTCCATTCGTAGTTTTTGTGTTAGTATTGCACGTAAATCTAAAGAATCTGCGTGTTTAACTGAATCTGTATACATTACCGTTAAATAATGTTGTAACGTTTCGTGAAATGCTGTTCCAAATGTAGTTTCAATACTGTCTGTATATGAATCTAATTTATCTATATAATTCAATTTCCATTTTAAAGGACATTGCTCATATGTAGCCCATTGCGAGTAAGATATTTTTCTAGGAACAGACTCTGGGTCTCGCAATGATAATTTAAATATTGGTGATATGTAGTTTCCTTGTTTCATATATTAAATATAAGAAATATTTTTCGCAAATCCTAATTATTTCATATTTATTAATATGATACGATTAAAGACATTATTAGAACAATATTCGACACCAAAAACACCTAAAAAGGTTAATAAAGTAAATACAACAATTGTAACTAAAATTGCCGATGTTATAGATTTACTATTTAATTTTAGTGATTCGCCAAGTATATCAAGAAATTTAAATATAGAACGACGTGGTGTAGCTATTTATAACCAATTTGCTGATATAGTTAATCGTCGCATTGAATATAATAAAAAACACAATCTTCCGTTAGATACACCTACTGCCGAAGAAACCCAATATCGACAACGATTGTTCAAATCGGCGCCATCATTTGGATATATATCTGATATAACACAAGTATTTGATATAATCAACAATATCGAACAAGGTAAACAAGATGATAAAGATATTGAAGTATTAAATCGCATTAAAACAGATTTAAAATCTAAAAACCCAGTCGATGTTGCAAATGCTAAACGAGTTAAACAACGACTTGATGCTCGGGCTGAATTAAAAGCAATGGCGTTAGGTTTAGATGCAATCGATGGCTTATCAAAAGGCTATTGGATCCAATCTGAATTTAAACCTAGTAAAACTAACGGAAAAACGACTATATATATTCGCCCATCTACATTACCAACATTAACGACTAAACAATTCGATACATTATATAATTTAATTTTAAAAACAAAAATTGGTAATACATTCCCAGGCGGAAATTCACAATTAGTTAAAGATAGATTAAGTTCTATATGGAGATGGAATGATGGCAAAAGTAGTTTAAATATATTTAGTAATGATCAGCTAGAAACACTATTTGGGCAAATGGGTGTGTTTAAATTTGGTTGCGGAGAACAAGGCGGAACTTCATATATATCAGTATATGATTTATGGGACTTAGCTCCAGATTTTTATACAATATTAGGTAATGACGGAAAACAAGGAGGTGAATCAGCTTCTGTAGATATTACACAATTTTTACATTCGCCTGAAATTTATTATCGTATAAAACGACCTGAAGCTGGTAAGGCTATTGTCCCACTTAATTGGAATAATTATACAAAAGATGGTAAAGTAAAAAATAAATAAACAGTAAAAATCCTCCCCAATTAAGGAGAGGATTCATTTAGGCGATCAATTACAGGTAGCGACACTTATAATTGATCCATATGGCGTAACCATATACGGTCCTAATCCGTTTTTTTATTATTTTATATTCAAGAAGGTTCCGGCTCCGCCTGCCATAGTTGTAGGTAATTGTCCATCCCACTTTTCAATTTTCTTATACTCTACAAACAATGGTGTCAATTTTTGTTGAGTTAATTCCATTGCTCGTGCCTTCGCAGATGCATTAATAACTGTTTCTGCTGAGTCTGCTCTTGCTACCGCAATCTTTCTTTCTCCATCAGCTTTTGCTGCTAGTGCTTGTTGTATAGATGCTTCTGCTTGTTGCACTGAGCGTGTTTTTGCTACAATTGCTTCTTGCAATGCTTCTGGTGGAATAATATTAGAGCGCATTTGTGATACAGAAAACCATTTTGATAATCTCAAGTTACATTCTGCAACAATCGCTGCTTCGAACCCCGTACGATGACCAAATATACTATCTACCTCCCATGTATTGGCAACGTCATTCACTGCTCCAACAATAGCTGTTTTTAACCAACCTTGTTCTACATCTTTAATTGGTAATCTCAAGTTTTGGAACATATCGCCAACCGCATTTGCTTTTAATGAATAGTTGAAGCTCGGTTTAATGTCAGCCGGGAAACCACCTTTTGTAATTACTTGCTGTGCTTCAAACTCAATGTGTTGCTGATAGGTTGGAAATTCATACATATTTTCAGTCCAGGTATTATAAACAACCCAACCTGTTTTGTATTCGTACTTGCTAACTCCTCTACTATTACCAGTTAAGTTAACTTTGATACCAACATGTCCTGCATCTACTCGTTCAATTGCAAATGGTTGAATACCTGTCGCAACTATACCGATTATAAAGATTAAAATACCTTTAATAAGCCAAATTGCATTGAATTTATCATCGCTGTTGCCCCATCGGTCTTCTTCTCCTTTAATCCATGCTTTATCTTTTGTAGATAAAAAGTAATAACCTGTTGCAGCCAATGTTGCTACCAATAAAATTGTTGTAATCATAAATTGTTTTAAAAGTTAAATAATTTAATAAAATATTTAGCAATATAACGAATTTGCCAAATTGTGTAAAATAACATCCCGGTAATAGTCGATAATTGAATAAAACCTGGGACTTCTCTAGAAATGATATATTCGCCTACCATTGTCGCTACCGAGATATAAATTATCACAGATACTAGAGTCAATCTTCCTGTTTGCTCGAATTTAAAAATTTCTTTCATTTCATATTTTTATTTTTCTTTATTATATGAAATTAAATTCTATTTTCCAAATTTATGGCGTAAGATATGTTTGTATAAATAAATTAAACCACAATTTACTATTACGATCAAATGGATTAATGTCATATGCAATTGGATCTGACTGCTGATCGGTATTTTCCAATATTACTGAATTTGGTCGTTTAGAAACTCCTGAAACTTTTTTTTGTGAAAAATATCCTTTATATTTTCTAGATTGTTTATCAGTTGCTTTTAATAAAAGATTACCAGTTGATTGTTCATACGAAACTTCAGTTATTATAACATCAGTGATGTTTTTTAGTTTGAAATCATATATCAACTTCATTGGTTGTTTTAAATTCATATAAACTGGCTTTTTACCTTGAGTCGTAGGATGCGGCGTTCTAGGAAAACTTAATATACTCATACTAATCTCCGAATGTTAATATTTTTTTTACCACTTCTTTAAGATTGCCCCAAATACCTTTATAAGTGACACCTCTAACTAATCTATTATCGATCCAAACATATTCATCATCATCACCGATACATCTAGGTTTGTTCATTATGAGTCCATGATACTTAACATTATGTTGGTCTAACCAAAATACAGTTACGCCTCTATCTTTTTCTTCCCGCGCAGTGAAAAATGTAATAGTATGACCTTCATCATACCATTGATTTATTTGTTCAATCGAACCATCAATTGGTTTTGCAACTATATATAAATGTGATTCTTCATTTTTAATATCATCACATATTGTTCCGTCAATATCAATTAAGAAATGTTTCATACTACTTACCAAATTTATCTTGTTGTTCTTTTATATATAAATCTATGGTATCTTTTGTTTTTTGTAAGTCTTCTAACCAATTACCTTTGTGTCGACATCTAATAACTCGTTTTAGTATATCAAATTCATATGAATTTAACTCAAAATCATCAGCTACTTTATAAATTGTACTAGATCCTTTATAATGTTTCTGAGTATTGGTAATTTTTATATGTTCGTTTATACTCATTTTTTCACTCCTTTAACTAATGTTTTTATTTCTGCATCAGTATATCCATATAGCGATACAATTTTTGTTACTTGTTCTACATTTAACAAATCTAAATATTCCATTGCTTCAGATTTTGATATAGTAAAATGTTCTACTAATTGATCAACCAATTTAGGATTATATGTATCTTCCTTTGAAGATTTTATATATTTTGCAAAACCTTTATTTTGGGGCAAAAGCTCGTGATATATGCGATATGTTTCTTTTGGTGTTAACGTACCTATCGTATACTTTTGTAGCATATTAACTAGGTCAATTAGTTCCATTCGCATAGACAACCAACGATTCACTATAAATGGTGCAAATTTCTTTTGATCTGACTCACTCCATTCTGTCCATTTCTTTTTCTTGTGCGTTATTCCATCAATAAAGTCAAATATTGTTGCACTTTTAATAGCTACCGTTTCTTTTGCTTTTTTTGCCATTATAATTTATATTTACGTTTATATTGAGTTTCAAATTCAGATCCTATCCCGATATCCAAATAAACTGCATTATCAGGAATACCGGGTAGTTTCTTTTCTAGAATATCATCAATATTTTTATTTCGAAATGTTTTCATTTTAGTTTTTGCGTTGCTTCGATTTGAAGTTTTAAAAACTATAGTAACATTCGATTTATGATATTGAACTGACATTATTTTTTCAATTTAATCGGTTGAAATTCTTCTGGTATTGATCCACAATCATCACAACGGAATACTGGCACTGGCACCATTGTATCTTTATCACTACCTGTTAATAGTTTAGATACTTTATTAATTGCCATAACTTGTCGAAAATACATACCAGTGCATTCTTTACATACAATTGGTTGCATATCATTTGGTCCGACATTGATGTTTAATTTACTCATAATTCTCCCATTAATTTAACAAACATCGCCATTATGTTAATTTCTTTATCTACAACCGATGAATCTTGATATTGTGCTTCTGCTATAATCAATATAACCGATGCAATAGATCCCGTTGCATATTCATCCATTGTGTCATATAGAAATCTATATAGTGGCGTAAAATCTTTAACTTTGCTATCTGCAATAATTTGTCTTATTTTTGCGAACGATGCTTTTTTATCTGAACATTTCTTTAATACTTCTAGTATTTCAGTCATATAATTTGCTTGTATCGCACTAGCTTTATCTAATTGCAATTTTCCATCTCTTACACTACCTTGTGCTGCATTAATTGCTCGGCGAATATCTGGATATGATGTATTAATTATCGATGCTACATCTTTAATATCATACTCAATTCCTTCAGACTCTAAAACCGTAACTAATCGTTTTGCAACTTCTGTTTTGCTTGGTGGTGTAATTGCAAATACCTGACATCTAGATTGGATCGGGTCAATAACTTTTTCTACATAATTACACGTTAAAATAAAACGAGTTGTTTTACTATATGTTTCCATTAGATTACGTAAAGCAGCCATTGCATTAGGAGTCATGAAATCGAACTCATCTAATATTACAATTTTCCATTTATTAAATCCAACAGAACTAGCAAATCTAGATATCTGATCTCTAACCATATCGACACTATTCGTATCAGATGCATTGATGTACATGATTTGACTATCCAATGCATTTGCTAGAATTTTAGCCAACGTTGTTTTACCAGTACCAGCTGTTCCATATAACAATAAATGTGGTAATTCATTATTAGCTATCCAAATTTTTGCTTTCTCGATTAGCGACTCATTACCAATATATCCATCTAATGTAGTAGGGCGAAATGCTTCAACCCATAAATCGTGTTTTGTAGTTGTTCCCATTATTTTGTTATTTACCTGTTGATCCAAATCCTCCTTCGCCTCTTTCTGTTGTAGATAGTTCATCTACTTCTTTAAATGTAATCGATGGATATGGCATAATTATTAATTGACCAATACGATCTCCAACTGCGTATATATATGCATCTTCAATTCCATTTACTGGCCTAAATTTAAACATAATTTCACCCCTATACCCAGAATCAACAACTCCAACATGATTTGTTAAATATAAATCAGTTTTGCTATTTGATGATCTAGGATATAATAATCCAACGTGTCCTTCTGGTATTTCAACAGCTAATCCGGTTCCATATATGATATTACCATATGAATCGTCATCTATAGATGTTGCTACTAAATCTAATCCAGCATCTCCCGGCTTTGAATAAACCGGGATAACTGCATCTGGATGTAATTTTTTTATTTTTACTTCCATAATATTCTTAATTTTGTAATTGTACTAACCAATATGAAGATTCAAAGTCAGAACCCGTAAAGTCAATTCTTGCTAAACCATCTGGTGAAATATGCAATGTTCCCATATCACCTTTATTAGCAGTTAATACTTCTTTTAATTTTTCTGCAGAGAAACAAATCGGTTCCATATCAGCATCTGTTGTGTTACCAATTTCAAATGAAATATTATCTGCATTAATTGTGGTATAGTTAATTACAAATATAATTTTACCTGCTCTAACTTGCACTGCAAAGTTTTTTGCATCTGGTAATGCATTCTTTGCTTTAATGAATCGATTAATAAATTCATCATCTACATTAATTGATACTTTATAATCTGGTTCTGCGTTGATAGTTGGAACTGCAGGGATAACTGATGTATCTGCTAACATAAATGTTAACTTAGTAGATCCTTCTGTAATCTTCATTGCATAATTTTTACCCGCAGCCTCTTGTACATTGATATCAATATTTTCACCAACTGCAGATAACATTTTTGTTAATGCCCCTGTGTGGTTAATACCTAAAGATCCTTTCATAAATGGAGTCGTATTCCATTGGATCTTACCTACTACTGTTTGGTCTCCGTCAATTAATTCACAATTAATACCGTTACCATTTTCTTTAAGTGTTACCGCTTCACAGTTGCCACCTAAATAATATCTACTAATAAAACTAACTAATTTACTTTTTTCCATAATAAAACTTAAAATTTAAAAAACTCATTGAACTTATTTGCATCTGTAGTTGATATGCTATCACCTCCAAATTTCTTATATGTTTTGATATACGTTTCGTATACTCTCATTGCATTGTCTGGATCTGCAAACATTTCATGTAATGATAATACCACATTGAATAGATCCGTAGGTATAGCTGTTTCTAATAATTCAACATGACTTTCAACCATCTTATTGATATCCTTTACGATATTACAATATAAATGCGTATTATGCACAACCATTCTTGGCATACCTTCTTGCGAATATCTATCTAAACCAGTTGCAGTTTGACCTCCTAGATATTCATAGGTAAAATCTTTACAAGCTGGACAATCTATACTACATGGAACATGTTGTGTTTTATCAATTTCAACAGGTCCTTTGTTTTTAGCAAGATGTGTTTTTCTACGATATTCAGCATTCTTCGGAAAATACAATTCTGTAAATGTCTGTGTCTTGTAATTACCAGAATGCAAATATGTTCCAAATACTGGATATTGTCCTGGCGAAGAAGAGTCAGTCATTAATTGTATACGACCGTCTGTTAATTCATTTAATAGTTTTTGAATTGTCGACAATATAAAAAAGTCAGAAATTTTAGATATACCTAATAAATGCACATATTGAATATGTTTCTTTTCAAACTCACGTTCTTGTAACATTAATGCAATTACAAACATAAAATCTACTAATTTCTTAGGACCTCCAATACACCATCCATTGAAATCAAAATCTTTAAATTTATGATACCATTCAGTGTATTCTTCATTAAATGTTCCTTGGATTACATTTAAGAATTTAGTTTTACCACTTTGATGTTTTTCAAAGTATTTAAAATTGTCAAAACTAATATCCATTGAATCTTGGAAACGATTCTCAAAAGTTACCCTAGGCGGAATATCTAAATTAGCTGCTACATCAGAGTTAGCTTCTAACCAATGAAATATCTTTTCGCGAATAGTACCATCCCATTTTAATGCACCCGTTGCAATCTGGAATCCTCCTGAATCTCCAAATACGAATGTTTCATCATCTAATCCTAATTGCTGACGGAAATCCATTTTCTTATAATGGTGACCTGCAGTAACTAGAAACTTGTTATGACGCCATTCGATTGGATATTCTTTCGAGAAAAATCGCATCGTAGTACCATCAGAAAACTTCGTATCTTTCTTAAATGCAGATACCATCGAACCTGCAGATAATGAAGGAATATAAAAGAAATCTTTGTAATGACTCGTGTCTTTTTTGTTACTCATTATCTATTCTTTCTGTTGTTAATAAAAATTCACAATATTCTTTTTCGTGCCAAACATTTAATTCTTCTTTGACATCGTTTATAACTATATACGCTTCCATTCGGCGTCCTAAATCAGCAATATCTGGCCAATCATATTTTTGCATTTTGTTTTTTAAATCAAAATACATTACCGCGGAACATAACTTGCTATATGCTGATTCTATATCAAATGGAACATATCTTCTATTTTCATTAATGAATTCCGGAAATGATCTAAAATCAGGAAATACAACATCACAACCAAATGTAGTTGATTCTAATACTGTCCATGATACATAGTCTTGTAATGATGAATTGAATTGAATCTTCGCAGTTGCTAATTCTGTGTAATATTCTTCTTTAGTTAGATTAACTAATAATTTAAATCTAGGTTCTTCTTGAGCATATTGATATAATGCATCTACAACTCCAGGAACCATTGATTTAAAAGATTTACCCGATGTTGTTATATGCCATGTCCAATCTTTATATGTATTTAAGAATCGTTTTGCTACTGCTAACATAAAGAAAGGATTCTTTTCTTTGTCTAATCTACTAGAAAAAATTACTTTCTTTTCTTTTGGATCATTATGGCTGAAATTTGGTAACACATCTAATGTCATTTGCTTGTGTAGTGGCAATGATAATACGTGAATTGGTGATTCGAAGCCAGCCGCTCTTAATTGATCTCGATGTATAGTTGATCCTACAAAAATACCAGACATTCTTTTATCTAAACCTAATTCAAATCCACGCATCCATGATCTCATAGGCCAAGTAAAGTCATATTCATCTACACTTTGTGCATGAAGCATTGCATAAATTCTAACTTTAATTCCATAAAGATCTAATGCATATAAAATAGATTCGATACATCTCCATCTTTAACTTGATCTGCATTTAGCATATCTAAGAAGTTGCTACATTGCGACATAGCAAACTTACCTCTACCAACTGCATCTAATACAGCACCTATCTTAATTTGTTGATCTGGATCGAAATCTCCTTCGACACTAATAAAATTAGCTTTACCTGCATCTACATACTTTTGAAATGTATCAGGCATCCATTCTTGTGATAACTGATACGTATATCGAGCTTTCAGTGGTTCTAAACCAAAATAAAAAATATTCATATTATCTTTCTATTATTGCACCATTTTCAAAATCTTCCCAAACTTCTACTTTATAAAGATTAGGATTGTTTTCTAATAACCATTCACCTATCATTTCACAACTCATTGAACTGAATTCTAAAATGTTACCTCCAAAATTAGTTCTTAATTGTTGTTTAAGACGTCGTTGCATTAAAATAAATTCTTCATCTCTATCTGTATGAGTTACTGACGCATAACATCTAAAACCAAACATATGACGATGTCTATCAGATAAAAATGCTACTTCTGGAAATATGTCTTTAGCGTCAGGCCAATTATGAAACCCTTCGATGCTAAATGTTACTACTACGCTATACTTCATTATATTTCTTCATCAAATTTATAATTGTCTGGATTGATATGCATCATGTTGCATTTCGTAACTTGTGATACTCGATACCAACCAGCATCTACACTAAATGTATCGGTATCTTTAAGATATTGCATTGCATCATCTTGTACTCGGTAAATGATATGGCAACGATTGAAAAGATCCGTTGGTATATTTTTTAAGGTTGTTGAGTTAGCTTCTAATGTAACTGCATTGTAACTATTATCTAATATCTTTCGAATTGAGTTTGTATACATTTCTCTTGTAGTTGACCCAACCGTTGGGTTTATCATTTTAGTAACATATTCAATTGTAAAATAAAAATGCGGATACATTGCAATATCTTCATTTTCAATTTCTTTGTCCAATTCTCGTACGAAGTAAGTCATTATATCACTATAACGACCTTCAACTTCTCTACCGCGCCATACTTTTTTACCGTACATATAACTTTTTTTATTTAATATATGAAATTAAATTCTATTTTCCAAAACTAAAGAACTTTGTTGCAACATTATTTGCTGGTAATTGTCCCCAACCTCGTGCTGCATAAAAATCATCTAATTTACCTTTAAGATCTGAATCAAACATTTTGTTACGATCTATATATTTTGCAACAAATTCTTCTATAATTGCAGGATCTTGATAACCTCTTAATGCTAAACTATCAAAACCTAATGGATTATTAACCAAATAAGCCCATTTAACCTTTTCGCCATCAGATATTGGTTCTATATCAGTTATTTTATTCATCGTTAATATGTCATTGTAATTGATAGCCGATTTAACGTGAACTGGTGTACCTTTTATATATCCAGATAATGCTTTTCTACCGTTAGTCCATTTAGAAATTTCTTTAACTCCAGAATTTTTCATAATGTTAACAACTTCAGATTGAGATATTTTATTTTTAAAATTCATAATCAAATCAGTTGTGTCAGATTTATTTCTTTCTTTAAGAATGAACCACAATACTTCTTTCATTATTTTTTTAAAGTCTTCTGGAAATGATGAT